GCATTACCAGGACTTCCTGCACCAATATTTGTATTTCCTGTAGTACCTCCTCCAGGTAGATTAAAAGGACCATGTGCTCCTGCTGCGCCTGCGTTAACGCCAGCTCCTCCGCCGCCGCCTCCTGCAGAAATTTGATATGCAGAACTTAGTTTACCCATTGTTTGACCTTCGGTTTCAGAGCCTCCGCCCCCTCCGCCTCCGCCGCCACCATAAATAGATCCATAGTTGCCAATAGTTGCAGGGTAGGTTAAAGTTAAAGCAGCTCCATTGACTGTAACTCCAGCAGTTGATGCATTGCTTCCTTGGAAACCAGAGTTAGATCCTGTTCCTCCTGAACCTCCACCACCTTTTAATGATCCATAATTGTTTATAGTTACAGTATCACCACTACTCCACGGTGTTCCCATAGTTAGAGAAGTTCCTGATGTACTATTAGTTCCTATAGTAACGCCAGGGTTAATAGTTAATGTAAAAGCAGTGTTACCAGCACTATAAGTGCCAGGTCTACTACTTGCTATGTTGTAATTATTTGTGCTTGAAGAAATAGTTTGACTTACTGTTACAGTATTGGTTGCACCATACCATTCATTAAATGACATTTGTGCACCAGAGCTTTTGCCAATTAAACCACGAATATCTGAATCATTTATACTTGCTTCAGTGTCACTACTTCCGCCTGCTTCGACGTGAATTTGATTTAAAGAGAGTGGGCCGCTGTTAGGTAATGCCATGTGCTACTCCTCTTTACAATGACAATTCTTCTTGTGGTTATCTAATTCTACTTTTAATTCTTTCACTGCTTCAATAAGATATCCTACCATGTTACCATAAGCAACTGATTTAGTACCCATCTCATCATCTGCAGTCTTAACTAATTCAGGAGCTATTTCCTCTAGCTCTTGTGCAATTACACCACTATCTAATTTGTCATCTCTATTAAAAGTTACACCTCTCATTTTAGAAACTTTATCTAAACCACTTTCAATTGTTTTAATATTTGTCTTTAATCTTTCATCCGAAAAGGCTGTGATGTTTCCAGAACTAGTTATGGCACCCGAGGCTAGTGTGCCTGCAAACGTTACGTTTGCACCGCTGAATGTAGCAGCTGTTGTGCTTCCTGATTTAATAATTAAGTTACCAGAGGTGTTTGTTAAAGTTCCATATTGCACAGAGCTAGAGTCTCTTAAAACTACATTACCACCATCAGCATCCAAAAATACATCACCAGCAACATCTAATATGAAATCACCTGAATTGTTTGCTAGCCCATTTGATGTAGTTGAAACTATGAGTGAATCATCGTGATAAAGTCCAACTGCTCCATCACCATCAGCAGCTATCAAAGTTTCAGTTCCTGCTGAATTTTGTAATCGGAAATTATCTGCCATAATCTCAAGACCTGTTAGTGCGTCTTGTTTGATTATTCCATTACTACCATCGTGATAAATCTGTAAATCGTCTCCTGTTCCAAATTTAGCTTTTGAATTATCTGCGAATTCTAAAGCATTATCGGATTCATCAAATACAATATTTGTTGCAGCTCCTTGTAATGTAAGATCATTATCAATAGTTAGAGCGCCTGTTAGGGTAGCTCCTGATAATGCTGTAACTACTTGTGAGGTTGAAGGAACAGACCCTGTCATTTGATCGAAGCAATTGTGAACTTCGTCAGATCCATCTACATAAATTTGAGCATCGAAACCAGATGCAAGAGTTACTGTGTTTGCTCCTGAACCTGCTGTGAATATTAACGATTGATCTGTGTTATTTCTAACTACATATACTTTTTGAATGTTAGGAAGTGTAACCGTACACGTGCCCCCTGGAGAACCTGTGTAATTAAGAACACGCATTCTTCCTTCTTCTGATGCATATGATGTAGGCTGTGTAGTAAATGTAGCAGTATGTGACGTACCAGTAAGTGCAGTGGAAATATATCCATCACTAGAATCTTCCATTCTATTCCAGTTGTCATTAGTTTGCCCACCCCAGGTGTTATCATTTTCACCTGTGGTCATTAACCTTATGCCTAAATTAGACCAATTCGATGCCATAATTTAACTCCTTACGCTATTCTTAAGATAGCATTTGACGCATCGTTAGTAGGCCATTGTATTTCAAATGTACCACCTGATACAGAGTAGTCTGCTCCAAAATCAATAACCATAACTGCTGGATCCCCAGTAGCTGAGTCGTTATAAATTATACATCCTCTTGTTGTAAATGTAGCTGATGTCCATTGTGCGTTAGCAGAAAATGTTAAGTGAGCTGTAGTACCAGAAGACGAAGGTGTAGTATTAGTTAAAGCATAACCACCTGTTGTGTATCCGTTACCATTAGCAAGCTCATCTGAGTTACCAGTTACAGTTGTATAAGAAGTTGTGGCAGCACCGTAAGTACCTGTTTGCGAAGCGTTTGCTTTAATAAGAGCTACTTTAAAAGTATTCCCAGAACTGTTTGTAAAGTCATGGACAGCTTTTAAAATCTCAACTTTAAAACTAGTTGCTATTGCTGATGTAATTGCCATTTAGATTCTCCTTTTAGTATCTATTTTTAGTTGTTCTTTGCATTTCGTTTAATTCACCCTGTAGTAGAGTAGAATTACGCATTCTTACTTGCTCTTCAGTAGCTAGTGTTTGAGCAGCTCTTTCGTATAGTTGCTGCCATCTTGTCATCTGCCCCTGGTCAACTTTCATAAAGTTACCCGACTCCAACAAGCAAGCATATAGTAAAGCATCCCCACAATAATCCCCTAAATAGGTATTTGTTTGCGTAGATGATAGACCTGTTGGTTGTATATTATAACTGATCTCTAAGGTTTTGTCAACCGATGGAGTTGGTGCAAATAAGAAATTCATGTGTCTATTAGAAGACGTATAGTTTTTATTAGTCTTGCTAAGAGCGTAATAAGCTGGATCGTCCCCTGATGTGGTAGCGGGGGCACGCCAATACTCTCGTATAAACGATTCGTCCTTTTCGTATACCCAGTCACCATTAGATGTTCTGATCCATCTTACAAATATTAAATCTTGAGGAACAGCGGCTGTGTTTGTATTCGCTGATACAGTCAAAGTAGTGGTAAATTGAGCACTAGTAAAGTCTATTTCTCTATACATTCGCTCTTCTGCTAACCCTATAATTACGTCTATAGGAGCAATCCCTGACCCTGTTGCTGTAGTTAATTCAGTAGAATCGTTCTCTGTAAAATCTTGTATTGCTTGTTTTAATTGTACGTATGTAAACTGCATTTATTGACCCCATGTTCCTTCACCCCAAGGATTTAATCCATATCCTGGGAATGTTGGTGTTATTGTACCACGTTGTGCTGTAGAAGACAACCCTGAAACGAAAGCTGTAGCATTAATAGCAACAGTTCCTTGTTGTGAAGCTGCCTGTATTCCAGGAGGTACTTCTACAAAATTGAATGAGAATCCTAAACCACCGTGAGCAGAAGTCATACTTAAACCTGGAACCTCTTCTGTGAAGTTAAGAATTACATCTGCAGCTCCCTCAGACGCTGTTGCTGCAATACCTGATACTTCTTCAGCTTGTAGATATACAGGAGTACCTTGTTGAGCTGTTCCTTGTATACCACTAGGGAATGCTTGTTGTGCTATTTTGAAAGTTATTGTACCTAGTGCGGAGCTTGCAGCTAGACCAGCTGGTTGATCTGCAAAGTTAAATGAAACAGATCCTTGACCTGATGACGCTTGTTGTCCTGCTACTTCTTCTATTTGTGCTGGTGATATTGTTCCTTGTTGTGCGTTTGCTTGTGTTCCAATTACTTCAGCAGCAAAGTTTAAACTTTCATTACCTTGTTGCGTAGTAGCTGTTTGTCCTGTAGCATTTTCAACAGCATTGAATTGTAAATCTCCTTGTTGTGATGTTGCTTGAATTCCACTAGGTTGATCTGCTAAATTAAATGAAACAGTTCCCTGTGAAGTTGTTGCATGTTGAGATGGTGGTACTTCTGTAAGATTAAAGAATAATCCTGTAACTCCATGACCTGAAGTCATTTGAATACCAGTTGGTTGATCTGCAGTATTTATTTGATTATGAGTTAATGTGAAAGCTGATGTTGCTTCTAATCCTGTTATAGGAAAATCTAAAAGAGATAGTCCCACGTCTCTGGGTGGTTGTACAGCCATTTGACCAGAAAACTTTCCATTTAATGGTCCAAGCTTTACTGTAACAGTTTGATTTTCTCCATCGTTGTCAGGTCTTGCATTTTTTAAAACACTTGTACCACCTAACTTTAAAAACTTTTGAGGATCTAATTGCGGATGTTTTTCAGTGTAGTCTCCTTTGTATACACGTTTGCCATCCCATTGGGTGCGAGCATCTTTATATTTGATCTTGCGACCAAAGATGTCGTCTATTAAGACTGCATGTTTTCCTCGTGTATATCTTGCCATAATTTTTTAAATATAGGGTATTGATGGCTGTACTACAAATGATGCTCTTTCTCGATCTTCTGCTCTAGCTGTATCCCATTCCTCATTGTATATAGCTGTAAGTTCTTGTCTTCTCTGTATGTCTACAGAGCCAGGCATTTTGTTAGCCAACTCTACAGTTAATCCACTTATTAAAGGAGGTAAAAATCTTTTAGGTATTTGCACTTGTTGTGTATAATCTACATAAGGACCACCTACAGTTGCTTGCCCTCCTGCTGTATCAGTCCATCCTACATCATCAGGATACTTTATCATCCATGCTTTAAACACGTATGCATTTATAGTTTGTCCACCGCTTACATAAGTTTTATCTGGCACAGGCCATAAATAAACTTTGTGTGTTGCTTCTCCTGCAGAATTGTATTGAGCATTTCTCTCAACCGCATACTGTATAGGTTTTCCTTTAGTAGTTTTATTAGGTATATCTAAATAATCAGAATAACTAATTCTTTCTAACGGTATATCACTTATGTCTGTTCCACTAGTATCTGAAACAGAAGCATCTAAAACATCTGAGTATTTGCTTGAAGAAAAAGTAACATGATTCTGATCAGTGGTCATTCTAGTATCTTCTAGATCTAAAGTAAATAAATTTACTCCATCATTCATCCATTTAATTAATAATAAATTTAATGAACGTCTAGCAGTTACTAAATCATATCCGCCTTTTGCTGCATCACCAAGTCTTTCGTATGCTTCTTGTATTACAGTATCTAGTGATAAATTAAAGTTATGGGTACCTGAAGTAGCCATGTATCCTCCTTACATTAAAGAGCGAACTATAATATAACACATTTGAGCAAAGACAGTTCCTCCAACCACCCATACAAATTTTGTAAGACGGTCTATATCTCTAGCCATATGATCAAGATGATTATCTTTAATCGTATCAATTTTTTCGTGAATTAATTTTAGTTCACCTTTTATTTCTATAATAGCTTCTTTATTTGTTTGTTCAGTTGCCATGCTAGTTCCAGAAAACTGTAGCCTCTGAAGCTGTACCTGTAACTGCTACAAAAATATTTGTACTAACAACTTTACCTTGATCTGGAATGTTGATGTGTGTACTAGTATTTGCTGTTGCAGATATTTTTAATATTTTAGTACCTCCAGCAGATTGTCCATCATACACAGTTGCTGTAGCTGTATCACTTCCTGCTGTTAGCAGAAGAGCTAGAAACCTTTGTCTATGTGCTGTTGAACTTTGTCCATCACTAGTAGCACTATTACCTGTTGCACCTGTTGCTATGTTGGTCGAATTTGCATCACCTTGGAATGAAATTCCCATATATTATCCTCCTAAAAAGAGGAGGCCGAAGCCTCCCCTGTTAATTATTTATTACGATACGTTAGCGTTTTGTATGTAACTTACTACAAAGTATAATTCACCAGCAGTTGCATTACCAGTTTCCATGTTTGCGTAAATTTCTACGTCACTAGTTCCAACATTAATCCATCTTGCGACGGCTGCAGCACTACCTAATGCAGTTGTTGCAGTTGCAGATAAAGCCAAACCATCTATAAAATAGTCTCCATCAGCC